ATAATGATGTATTTGTTTTTTGAAAAGCCAATAAACAATAAGCTAAGAAAATGGTGGAGTGGATTTAAGAATGATGTTTCAACCACTCGAGTTGAAAAAATAGAAGGCAATCAATTATAGCAATTAAAGTATGATAAGCATTTATGATTGGTTTTAATGAAATGCATATGTAGTTAACATATAATAATTGCATTTTGTTATTGTTGATGGTTTCTTGGTGTAAGAAATCCTGAGAAGTGAAAAGCTTTGCTATATGTGCAAGGCTTTTCTTTTTTATAAGAATCGTTGTAATAACTACTCCACCTTCCCATCAAGCCAGTCCGCCCACCACTGCATCATTTCTCTGCGCTTATCGAGATACTGAGCATGGTTGTAAATCCCACGCACAGATCCGCCGTTGGCATGTGCTAGTTGCACTTCAATAGCGTCAGCAGGCCATTCGTGCTCGTTCATAATCGTGCTGAATTCATGCCTGAATCCGTGACCGCTTTCCAGACCTTCATAGCCGATTTGTTTGATCACAAGCAGTACAGCGTTCTCACAGATTGACTTCTTCTTATCGTTGCGCCCGGCAAAAACAAACTCTGATACTGGTTTAGTGATGGAGCTTAGCGTAGTGAGAAGTTCAACAACCTGGTCCGACATCGGAACCACATGAATCTTGCGTCCCTTCATCACACTGGCCTCGATGGTGATAATCCTGTTTTCAAAATCGACGTTCTTCCATTGCATGGAACGAAGCTCTTTCGTTCTTAGTGCTGTGTAGCGTAAAACTTTGGTCGCAATGAGAGATACGATACTTCCTGAAAATGTTGCAAGTGCTTTGTTGAATGCCGGGATCTGGTCGGCAGGTAAAAACGGGAAGTTCTTCTTGCGGTATCCCTTCATGGCTTCAGCAAGGTCAGGTGCCGGGTTATATTTAGCCCTTCCGGTGACAATAGCGTAACGGAAAACCTCGCCGCATCTTCTGCGTGCTTTGTTGGCTCGCTCCATTGCCCCGCGATCTTCAAATCTGCGGATTACTTCCAGCAGTTGCATCGGCTCAATATCCTGAATTTCAAGGCCGCCGATGATAGGTAAAATGTCGTCATCAAACATTTTTGCAAGTTCAGTCGCATAGGCGGCTGACCAGACTTGCCTCTTATGCTCGTACCATTCCTTGTAAATCGCACTAAAGGAATTGTTGTTAGACGAAGCCTTTTTCGCCTTTACCGGATCGATGCCAACCGAGATGTCTTTCCTCGCAGTCCATGCTTTATCCCTTGCCTCTTGCAAAGTCATAAGCGGATATTTTCCGACGGTCAGGATTTTCTCCTTACCGTCAATCTTGTAGCGAAGCTGCCATACCTTTTTCCCTGATACAGGGACATAAAGGTACAGGCCATTACCATCGAGTAGGCGGTATGGTTTTTCTTTCGGCTTTGCTGCTTCAATCTGCTTAACGGTGAGCATGGGTAAAAATCCGGTGGGTAAAATTATTTTATCCACTTTTTACCCGTCATGGCGTGCGGCTGTCAACGATCTGACGCGAACCATGACGAACTGTGAATCTACGGAAGGCTTGATATTCAGGGGATTTTGCGGACTGGTACGGATGGAGGCGAACTGATAAATGGTGTCCCCTGCAGGAATCGAACCTGCAATTAGCCCTTAGGAGGGGCTCGTTATATCCATTTAACTAAGAGGACATTGTTGCGTATTGATTTTGGTTGTTCACCATATGACTGATAATACCGTCTTTATGGTTTTAAAATCAAGGTGTAAGTTTGTTTTTGTTCATGGTTGATTATCTTCTTTTGCGTTGAAAAGTGTTTTGTTCACTTGCTAATGCGTACATATTGAGTACAGAATACATTATAAACTTGTGTACAGGATATAAAGCATTGGCACTGAGCGACACCAAACTACGAGGCCTCTACGGAAAACCCTACTCTGGCCCTGCTGAAATCACCGATGGTGACGGGTTAAGTGTGCGGATTACTCCAGCAGGAACTATCACGTTTCAGTACCGTTATCGCTGGAATGGTAAGCCAGTACGTCTTACTGTCGGGCGCTATCCGTCTACTTCACTGAAGGACGCGCGTGTTATCGTCGGTGAGATGCGCGCATTGTACATGAAGGGAGTTAACCCTAAAAATTATTTTGCGCCCAGTGACGGCGAACTGACATTAAAAGAATGCCTGGATCAGTGGTGGGATAAGTATGTTACTGATCTGAAACCCAATACACAGACGCTTTACAGATCCGTCGTGTACAACACTATGTACACACAGTTTGAAGGCTCGCCAGTTGCCAGTATCCCAGTATCGGCATGGGCTCGTTTCTTTGACAAACAAGAAAGCCTCAACAAGAAAAAGGCTCGTGTTTTGTTGTTACAACTGCGTTCAGTTATTAACTGGTGTATCAGCCGCCAGTTAATCCCATCATGCGAATTACTCAAGCTTAGTGTTAAGAATATTGGGAAAAAACCAGATGTAGGGAGTCGTGTACTTACCTATACGGAACTGGCAAAAATTTGGCTGGCGCTGGAGAACTCAAAAGTAGTTACTTCCAACAAGGTGTTACATCAATTGCTATTGCTATGGGGGGCCAGACTTTCTGAGCTACGTCTCGCGACAGCCAGTGAGTTCAACATGGAAGATCTGGTCTGGACAACCCCAAAAGAGCATTCAAAAATGGGGAATATTATCCGGCGTCCGGTATTCACTCAGGTTAAACCTTATATCGAGAGATTGCTTAATGCGGGTTTTGATGTGCTATTCCCCGGGCAGGAAATAGATAAACCTATTGATCGTTCGTCGGCTAATTTGTACATGAAAAAGTTAAGGGAGAAAATTGATATTCCTGAATGGAGAACGCATGATTTTAGGCGTTCTCTGGTAACGAATTTATCTGGGGAAGGAATTATGCCCCACGTCACTGAAAAAATGCTGGGGCATGAACTTGGGGGAGTTATGGCCGTGTATAATAAACACGACTGGTTGTCGGAACAGAAAGATGCGTATGAGTTGTATGCTGATAAAATTTTCTGGCACGCTAAACAGCTCGGTTAATTCCTCCGGCTTTAAGCCATTGTTCAACGGCCTGACGACTATATCGCGCCGGATGAGTAAGTACTGGTTCCGGGAATCCGTGTTTTTTTCGCAAATTATACAAAGCTGTGCGCCTTTTTTGTAACAAATCAGAAACCTCTTTTTCGGTCATTAAGTTGACTTCCATAGTATGCGCTCCTTTTCTACATGTATTTCAACAGCCTGATATCATCCACGCCCTAAAGGACGTGGATTCCCGCTACGTTCACTCTGACAATTCGTTGATCAAGTCACGGTATTTATTCAGTTCTTGCAACGCCTTACATGCACCCTCCCATCGTTTCTGTTTCCGCCCGGCGCGGCGCGCTTCTTTCCGTGATTTACGTAGCAGGTCACCTATAATGTTGTTCTGCACTGGCTGAACTGGCTGAACTGGCTGAACTGGTTGAACTGGTTGAACTGAATCAATATCTGTTTTGCTTCCAACTCCCTCTACTGCCTGCCAGATGCCGTTTTTTACCTTTACGATCCCCTGGTTTTTCAACTTCCACAGCGTATCAATGACGTCATTCAAATCAATATTGAGACCTTTAGAAATGCTGTCGGCTGTTGCTTTTCCTAATTTGTTCAATTCTGTGAGTACGGCGTTCATTTTTTTCTCCTGATATTTTAATGTCGGTGGGGGTGTTATGCGATTGGTGAGGTGTCAGCTTCTTCTACCAGCTTTTCCAGTTCATCCAGCTTTCGGGAAAGAATTTCACCAAACAGATGAAGTTCTGTATCTGCTGTGATCGGGATCGGAACAAAGCGTATTCCACTTCTGGCAAGTTGATTTGCGATTTCCAGGCACTGCCTTAATTCAACTGGTGATGCCTTTGTCAACGTCGTTTTTTCGCTCATTGGTTTTCTCCAGAAATTTAACAATACCCGGAACCATCTCAATGGATGGTGTTCCGCATTGGTTACCCCAGACATCAAATCCATGCGAGGTGTGACGGGCGAACAGTTCTATCCGGGGAACATCGCCAAGAAGTTGCACAAGTTTTTCTCGCGCCATATCCGGCTTGCGGGAGTGATCAAGGCGCGGTGCAGTGAATGACTGGATTATTCCGGCGTTAATGCGTTCAGGCAGATTTCCTTTCACTGCAAAAAGGCAGTCTTCGCTGTTAGCGCGAGTGGTGCTACCCATACCCATGACCAGCTTGTCGGTCTGTCTTTTCCCGCATTTGTTCCAGGTTAATCCTTTCATCGTCACCAGACGAAAGCCCCACGCTTCTACAACCTTCAATGCTTCAAGTGGTTGTGTAGGCACCCACCACATAGCCAACAGGCAATTATCGGCTGCCAGTTCCCATACCGGGAGGCGGCAGATATCCAGAAGACTCATGACCGGATATTTAAAACTTGCACCGCGTTGACCATCGGTTGCTTTGTCTCGGAATGTCCAGGGGGGATCTGCGTAAATGAGAGTGTATTTTTTCGTCATAGCGCGTTTTCAAACTCATCAATGTAAAGTCCTGCTTTAATCAGTCGGCGACGGCGTTCGGCCTTTTGCACGTATTCCTCGCGACAGTTTTTTGCTGCGTGTTCACGGCTTCTGCGACTGAATGGAGGAACGGCATTGCGTGAGCGAGGTGTGTCACGACGAGGATTTGATTCGAGGGAGAAAAAGCGATCAACGATTCCGGTGTCTGTGGTGAATGGTTCTGAAGCCTTTATTTTCACAACCTTACTGCCCTTTGTCAGGCCGCGAGCTACCTTGTTGAACTCGCAAAGTGAAACACCAAATTTCTCTGCTATTTCACTGCCAGTAACAGGACGACCACGAGACTGAATCATCCAGGTGACGCGTTCTTTTAACCCACGGAAGGCACCGGGCCTTCCAGAACGCCTGTAGAAAGCGATCTGTTTCAAATTTTTGTCTCCAGATATGAAAACCCCGACGGGATGTCGGGGATGGTAGGGGAAGTTACAGGCTTAACGAGAAGCCTTTTCGGGAATTTCGATCTGACAGTCTTGAAATATCCTGTAGCGTGCGGCGCATTTCTTCCGTCAGATGTTTGAAGGCGTTAAATTCAGCGACAGCCGCATCGACGTTATAGCCCTTGCTGTGTAGTTCGTTGAGGATACGCATGGTTGGGCTTGGCATGTCGAAGAGTACAGAAACGTCCAGGTTAAGAGTTTTTCGATCAACATAGCTCATCATGGAGTAGGGGTGGTGCTCTGAAAACCACGATAGAGGGTAGTTGATAGATAGTGTTGATTCTGGAAGCTGAAGTTGTTCTGGGATTTTTTGACTGAAATAGCAGTCTTCCAGTTTTTCGAACACTTCCCACGCCCGATCGGTTTCGAGCATTTTTGCGTGACGGGCTGCGCCGCGTTCTGTCCAGAGGATGAGGGAGCGAACGTTACGGGCGATTTTCACAGAGTAGTTAAAAGCTACTCTGTGCTTGAACTCACGTAAAGTTTCACCTTCAAGTTTGAAGAAGTGTTTTTCCTCAATGAAACGACCTTTGTTTTCGTGGTGATTCTGGCGAATACGAATAGCTTCTGTGCCGTAAAGGTGCGCCAAAAGTTCGGTAGTGATAACGGGGATCTGCTTGTAAGTAATCGTGGAGAGTGTTTCAACAGAAACTTGAGTTGTCATTATGACGCCCTCGAGTGGTTTCTAAACTATCACCACCGTTAGGTTCGAATCATCGGGTGGTGAGACGTACAGGGTTCGAACTACCGGGAAACCAACCGGCGAGCTTTTCAGCTCCCCTATACGCCCCACCATAATTCAGATGTGCGCGTGCATACGACAATAAAAAACACGCTCGCGGCGTGTCTCTGTCGCGGTTTCTATCCGGGGTTCGAATCCCGACGGTCAACTCGACCGTGCGAAGAATATAATCCCGGATATGTGTTGTCGTCAACAAGTGGCGTGCTATCATCGAATAGTATTCTATCCTACTCAGTGAGGTTTAACATGCGTACAACCCAACAATTCAGCATTACATTAACCAACGAAATGGCTGACATGGTGCGCGCCCGTGTGGCTTCCGGTGCATACGCTTCAGAAAGCGAAGTTATTCGTGAAGGGCTTCGTGCACTGAATGAACGCGACAAAGCAATGGAAGCGTGGTTAATACACTCAGCCGCGCCGCCACTCGACGCTATTCGTGAGAACCTAGGCAAAGGGCACTCCATTTCACAGGTTCGCTCTGAGATTCGCGCCCGGAACTAATCTGCATGGCATATGAAGTGCCACACTAACAAACTGCTCCAGGTATGGGAATAGTGTCACTTGCAGCACCTATTAGAGATCCGATAATGAACATCATAGCAAGGTTCTTTTATTTGATAATTTTCTGCATGGCAACATCAGGATGCACTACCACTACGAAAATAAATCGCGGAGATGAAAAGGAACAGTACATCATTGCCTGTGGTGCCGCTACACCATGGGGAGTATGCTATGATAAAGCCAATGCCCTATGTAAAAATGGATATAAAGACATTTTAAAGGAACAGGGATTTAACAGGAAAGAATTAACCATTGAGTGTAAATAAGGCCATCATTTGCAACGTTGAAAAAATTCGCCCGTGCTACAGGGAAAAACTCCAGATCCGCTTCGTTTAACTACGAGGATTACCACTAATGGCGATGTTTACCCCCCCTCATCCTGGAGAAATTATTGCTGATATTCTGGAAGATCAGAATATTGGAATCAGGGAACTGGCAAGAGCGCTTGATGTCGCGCCTTCCACTGTTCAGCGACTGGTTTCAGGTAATGCGACAATATCTCCTGAAATGGCTGTTCGTCTCGCTGCTGTCCTGGGGGGAACTCCGTCTTCATGGATTCGTCTCCAGACGGCATGGAGCCTTGAAAAAGCGGAAAGAGAAGTTGACGTATCTCATCTCTCAACAAAATACCGCCCGGCAGAAATTTCGCCTCATGCTTAACCACCGCGCCGTCATTCTGGCGGCGTCGGAGAGTGGAGGATATCAGGTTCCGAATTCTGCGTTGTTCTCCGCGTCCAGGATTTCTTCAATCTTCCGTACTCCCCGATTATTGTATCGGAAGCTTTCTACCTGCTTATCCGAATACGGGGATTTGTCGATGAACCATTTCCCGTATTGTTCGGTTTTGAGCATGTAGGTATTGGCAATGCGACCAACCTTGTTAGCGGATATTTTGAGTTTTGCTCCAACTTCTGACGCCGAATAGTAATGTTCATTAATCATCGGTAGCGGGATTACGTTAGCGCCTACAACGGGATTAACCAGGCTGGCGGCAACGACTTGTTTAGCTTCAGGGGCAAGGTTGGGGAGGAAGCCGAAAAGGTCTTTCATTGTATCGACGGTCATTTTCAGCGCCCGTGCTTTACGGAATTCCTCAAGGCCGTTAGTCGAATGTTTCGAGGTGATTTTTTGTTGCAGTTGCTGTTGCATTGACTCCAGTTGATCGACCAGCGAACGACGGACGGATTTAGATTCACGAGCGGCAACCCGAAGCGCTTGTTTATAGGTCATCACAATAACAACCTGATCCGCACCGCCTTTTTTCTTATCCATGGGGGTTACGAAAATTTCGTAACCCCCCCCCATCAAGTTCATCTTTGATGCGTGCAATGAAGTCGTTGTTGCGTACTTCTTTTTCACCGCACAGTCTCCGCGCTTCATTCACCATTTTCAACAGAGCCTGGCTGTCGATAGTTCCATTTTTCATTACATTATTTTTCATCGTTTTAACCTCTCAAGCTCGCCGTAGCGAGTTCAGATAAAAGAAATCCCCGCGAGTGCGAGGATTCTTATTCACCTTTGACCAAGTTGCAGGTTAGCCACGGTTAACCTCCTGCGGCGGTTCTGGTAGCGGCATCCAGTGAGTTGCTTGCTCAATACCATTACCCGGCTTAATCGTTGCATCTCCGCGCCGAAAGGTGCTTCCGGTATAGCGTGCGGAGCATATTAGCGGTTCAACCAGAGAGCTATCGAAATTCACCGAAATAAGCACGTTCTGGCCCTTTTCAGGCATTCGATCACTACAGCTTATCCAACTATCCGGAGTTACCGGAGAGTTACCAGCCTCATAAGCGGATTTCATCCAGTGCGTAAGCGTTTCGATGCTTACACATCCGCAATCAACGTCTATTTTTTCTTTTTGTTCTGACAACCATTCCTGGAATGACAGCTTGGCAGTCTGGCTTGCTGGATCAATTCGTGGCAGGCCGATATATAGTGGTACATTTCCCGGCTCCATCGAATTGTCGGGACAAATAAACGTGTTACAACCATATTTAACGAGCTCAATTCCCACTGTGTCGATAGTGGCGAATGGTTCAGTGGTCAATGCAGTCAACGCAATTTCATAAGCACGGCGCTCAATATTATCTCGCACGTCCAGGCTGCCGATTCGCTCTTTGATTTCTTTAATCATTTCTTTGTCGGTGAACGTTGTCATGTGTTAGTCCTTATCCACTTCAACGCCATCTTTCAGCGTGATGCCGTGCCAATCATCAGCCCAACTGGTTAACCCAGGCGCATCAATGCTAGGCATATAGACGCTTGCAGTGTGGTAGCCCTTATCGTTATCAATGCTGGCAACGTGCTCGCCGTTGTATGCGCTCAGCGTGTCTAGGACACTATAAAACTTTCCTCCGGCTGCCCTGAAATCCTTTACAGCCTTCACAAGACGATTCCACGCTTTTTCCTGTTCTGGCGTCAGGTCGATTAATTCCTGCAAAGTTGCCATTTCAGTTTTCCTTATATGGGTTAATTTTATTGTGCAGTGTGTTGAACGACGCCCATACCACGTCGTTATACAACTCAATAACTAGCTCAATTATTTTCCCGATTGCCCAGACAAAAATTAGCGGGGATATCGGTGTCATCAACACGATAAACAGAATGAGAAACAAAAATTCTGTCGCTCTACTTTTTCGCGGATATTCTTTTCTGAATAATGTAGGCACATCACTCTCCTTTGTTGCTCCTCAAAATTTTATGCCCTGGCGCAAAAGCACGCGTTTTGTCTTTGTTTATTCGCCAGCCATCCTTGCGCGCCTCTTTTGCACAGCCAGCCCATGACGTACCGATATACTCACCGAAATCTGGCGTTTGATATTTACCATTTGTACACTGGCGACAATCACAGTAGAGATGCATGGTGTAACTTGCGGCAATAGCCATATCCCCCTCCTTTACCCTGAAGCATGGCGTCGCTCCGCTCTATACCATCCAGCGCGATTCGCAGTGCCTGAATTGTGGTAGTGCTATCGTTTGGGGCTATTCCATATCGCTCGAATACAGCTAAATGGTTGCGCATAATCTCAGGCGTAAGCTCTTTGTAAGCATAAGCAAGAGGCTCTGATGCATTATCCGGCACAACCGACGCAGGCGCGGCAGCATAAACAGGAATAACGTCCGCTTGCTCTTTATTGCTTTCATCCGTTAAAGCCCAGAATAATTTCCCGGCCGGATGTTTGAAAATATAAGCAACTGGTTCTGCACTATCAGCTTCGCGCCGCTTCTGTAGCTCTGCTGCCATCGCTCTCACGACTTCAACTGGTGCCCTTGCAGCAAACTCCATGTTGGTGATCAGCTCATTAAGAAATTGCTCGCTGGGATACTGTTTCTTATCGGTTATAGTGGTCATATCACTCTCCTTTGATGCGAATGCCAGCAAGCCAGTTTCTTATGCCGATATATTCAGCGTTCCTGAAACCGCTTTTTACATATATAAATGGCAATCGAAGATTGTGACCATTGACTGCTAGGTAATCTTTACAACCCTGTTCGGTGAAACAGCAGGTAACGAATTCATCAATATCTTTCACAGCAACGCGCCGCCAT